CACCGAAAAGCAGATTTTAGGTATGGGCTTGCAGAAATAAGCAGACGGAAAGCAAAAAAACGCACGATATAGGGGGTGTTTCACGTGTAACAGAGCTCTAGGGGTTTCTTTTGGCGGCCATTTTTTGATAACCCCCCTATTTCCACTCCAAAAAAACTATAGATCCTTTGATTTGTGAGAAGAAGAAGAAGAAGAAGAAGAAGAATAAGCCGTCGTACCTAGTAATAATAGCTCTCGGACTAGTACGGAAGAGCCTAGCACTAACTGTATACACCCTGTTCTACAGTATGGTATTATGAATGAAGACAAATTCTTTGAGGTGAAGTGTATGCATTGCGGCAGAATTGGTCTGCTGTCAAACGGCCTATGTCGGCATGGTTGTGGAACTGTCCACAGTTTAGAGGTGGTCCATGAGTAAGCGCGCCAGAATAGCTTTAGATCGGAATGTTATGGAGATGTTAGAAGAATACAAAACTAAGATTCAATGGCACGCCACCAAGGGAAGGGTCCCCCTCTCTTGGAATGACTTTTTTATAATCATTATCTCAGACTGGAATAGTGGCCGTTCTAAGTGTGTCTGTGGCTCCTTCTATGATTGCCAGGCATGCAACACTGAAAAGACCTTAGCGGCTCTTAAACTCGGTGGGTACGATTAATGCATAGCAATAGAAGTCTAGGGCGTTGTATTAGATGTGAATCAATGACCAGGTCATATATTGGAGAGAGATCACCAGAGGGCCGAGTACTCTGTAAACACTGTGCAAAGGCCTAATATGATCAATCATAATTTTAATGATGGTGAACGCTGTGTTTATTGCGCAAAGACCTGGTATGAAGCTTGTGATCCTGAAACAGGTATGGCTAATGAATGCAAAGTAGGTCCTAAAGGACTTGACGAACTAGAAAGAGAAGCGATCATAATTATGAAAGTAATTAAATTAATTAAAGACCTGTAACACAAAACGCTTATATAATCGATTAATCGATATTTCGTAGTGCCCAAGCCTGGACTCCCTAAGAAATACGCCAAAATGGGTTTCAAGAAGGGATGGCGCGCTTTTAAAGCTTCCAAACGTTCCACACAACGCAAGCGCTCCACCAGAAAAGGCGGCGTCCGTAAGACTGCCCGCAGGGCATACGTTCGCAAAAATAATCCAAAAAGGAGATCTATGAAAAAATCAATCCCCCATCCAAGTGTTACGGGTATGGCATCTGGACTCGCAATAGCCGCATATCTAAACGCTGGTAAATCAGTAACAGGCGCTTTCGGTAAAACCTCAGTAACTGAGGGAGTAATCAAGGACGTAACAGACGGTCAATTAGGAACCGCATTCAATACTCTGGCAGGTAACGCGATAGATATGATCGGTACCGACACAGGGCGCAGGACATTAGTGACTGCTTCAGGCATAGCAATCTTAGGAGCCTTTGCCAGGAAGCAGTTTCCACAACTAAAACTAGGAGGAAGCCGTTTGTATTTTCGGCTTTAAACCAATAAGATGTCAGTAACAACAATAACGAGAACCTACGACAGCACGCCGACGGATAAAACCTACTTTTCACTCACGTCGAACATGTCATCCACTTCGCTTGGGAACATACAAACGCCGCAAGGATCACAGCGTATTTCCAGGATCGACGTAGCCGTTGATGCCGCAGATACGAAAGGCTTTGTCCTGGCTGGACGTTTACTTGGATCTAATATGAGTGAGCAGAACCTTACCTTAGCTGGATCTTGCGGAGATGTCGCAGATGCTGGCGGTACACCTCAGTTCAATATGATCCCTACCAACTTTAGTGTTGCTGGCGTAAACAACATTGATCTACAGGTTGCGTTTCAGTTTTCGACTGGAACACCAACCGCAGCCAGTCTCAGTATTACTTTGTATTTCGAATGATCCAGGCTTGAATGGCTAAAAAGCAAATAGCGACCTTTCTCGCTCCTAACCAGGGGCTTTCAATAGTTGGGAGTCACTCTTATGGGTATAGTGGAGTTCAAACCGTAACCGATTCAGAACAGAATCTTTTGGACTTTCACACTGGCAAAGAATACATATCCTGCAAAGTACAATTTAACGGGATTCATGGATCTGCAGATGATTTTGTGTATAAGGTTTATTTAAATGGATCAGTAGTAGCTAGTTACCTGGTAGGGGCCGCTCTAGATAGGGCCAAGCCTGACATCCCATTATGGATCATAATTCCACCTTTAACACACGTTCAATGTTCAGCTCAGAATACAAGCTCATCCACTGGCCAATACCAAGCAGTAGCTCTAACGGGTAGAGTCTATAATGCATGACCCTAGGCCCTTCTAAATCAGTTTCCAGGGCAAAGGACGGTAAGATCTACGGGTGGAGTGGAAGTTATGCCCTTACTTCTTCTGCTGTCACCCTACTGGATTATACGAACCCTTCATCATTTTACTTAACCAGGGTAACTTTAGGAGTTGACTGGAGTTCTATTTCTGCGGGAGAAATTCTATCCTACACGATCAACGTAGACGGCCAGGCCTTATTCGTTGAAAAGTTGGTTGTCCTGATTAATAATATTGGGATCCAACCCAAGATGTTTGAATTCATTATACCACCAAACAGCACGGTTAAGATCCAGGCGACGGAGAGCGCTAACAATGGGGCTATTTCGTGCATCTTAACGGGGTATCGAGTCTAATATGGCCAAGAAAAAGAAAGAGGACGGTCTAGAGGAGATAATGAAAAATGTTGACTGGACTAGGTGGATGCAAGTCATTATCCCAATTATGCAGCCTATTGTTATTTTTGGATCCTGGTTAGCTTTTTCCAAAGTGGATAATAGAGCCGATGCCCTCTCTAAACTTATTACACTAGCAGAACCTATCCCTACTTTAGATCTAAATGTCCCCCCTCCGGTTGTCCTGGCTTCTTTGTATCATTCAGTGGATGAGTTGGCGGACGTTATAGAACAGGTTATCGAATTTATTAAAGACTTAGACATCCCGTCAGCAGAAAAGATAGTAAAAGAAATTAAAGAAGAACTGGGAGAAGTTATACCAGGCGTTGTGGATGAGCAGAAATTCCTTAACGATTATTCTGCTTGCAATACGAACGCTAAAGATACCCTAGGGATCCTATACAACAAATATACTGCCTATCCCTGGATCACTAGTTGCTTGGTTCAGAAAGGATATACCAGGAAGATAATAGAAGAAAGAATAAGAGAGAGACTTGGAATATGAACGATCTCACGGTTGCCGCCATCTGGATTTCGAGCTTTGGGCTTTACTTATTAATTTATACTTACTGGATTCCTCTAAGAACGCAAGAAAAAATCGAGAGCTGGCTAAAATCCGAACAAAGTGACGAGACTTTGTTAATGTCCCTGGATGTTATCACTAAAAAAATTCGAGAACAGATGTTAATTGATTTTGAGGAATTTATGCTTCCTCAAGCGCGCGAGAGTTTTCAAAAGTTTTGGGCTGGTTCCATGGGTGCCGCCGCCAAAGAACTGAAAAACTCGGATGAGGGATCTCAGCTTTCTATTTTGCATGGTATCACTAAGGAATTGGATGGCCAGCCCTGGTATATTCAGATGTTGGGCTCCAAATTGTTACCTGCCATCACTGAAGCGGCCAAAAAGCAACCCATAAGCACCGAAAAGCAGATTTTAGGTATGGGCTTGCAGAAATAAGCAGACGGAAAGCAAAAAAACGCACGATATAGGGGGTGTTTCACGTGTAACAGAGCTCTAGGGGTTTCTTTTGGCGGCCATTTTTTGATAACCCCCCTATTTCC